CTGATCTGTGATCCGTCAGCCAATCTTTGTGTGCCGGCAGTATTGGTTGCTGTAGGTGTGTAGGTATTTATATCTTCCTGATCAGAGAATCTTATAAACATGTCATCTTGTGTTGATGTATCTCCAATCGTTGTCTCTGTTCCAAAGAATACTAAGTGTCTGTCTGGTGTAGATACTAACATGTGTCTTGATGCAGTTGGTGCGCCGGTTATAATTGTAGCTCTGTTTGATGTTGCATCTGCTGCTGCAGAGTTCCATTCAAATACAGCACTATCATGTATTAGACAGATTGCTTTATCGCCAAAATTATCTAGTGACCACATACCAGGTTCTAATACTAAATCACCTGATGCTGCCTCACCCCAGGCCACAAAGTTTGTAGTGCTGGTGACCGCGTCTCCTGCACCATGTGATGCAGCGTCAGTTCCTCTGACTTCTCTCGTGACACCTGTTAATTCATTAGATGTACTAATACCTGTATAGGATATCTCCTCTGTTCCTACCTTTATAAAATTTGTACCTGTATCTGGAAACTGTGATACATCTGCTAATATAATACCTGTTGTTGTTGAGGAGTTTATCGCTGCAGATAAGGTTGTTGTTGGTTCTCCTGCAACCTCACCACCCCAGGTTCCAAGAGACCAACCAAAACCTTTTGCCTGCACAGCTGGT